GGGGATGTCCCATTTCTTGAACAGGTAATTCTCCAGCTTGAAGATCTCGTCCGAGGTCAATTCGCGGTCAAAGAAAATCATCTCCCCGATGTTCCACACGGATCTTTCGCCGTGTCCACCCCAGTTGGACGCCTTCGCCTGACCGTAATTGACTGTCATTTGGGACGTGACGATCTCGCGACCGCCACTATGACCGGTGCGATCCATCCCGTCGATGCGATACTTTCGTTTCTGATCGACGTTCACCGTGAATTTGGCGGTGTCGTCAATAGCCAAGCCGTAAAAGTGTTGCATGTAATTGTCTTCACTCCACCAGTGTCCGATCGCACCCGACGAGTCGCGGTGCGCCATGCCGATATGTTGGTTGTGGAAACCCGACAAGTTGTTCCCATCGATCCCATCGAAGATGCGATGTTGATCCGCCTTGTTTTGGGAACCGTAACGGGTCACGTGGAGGAAGGTGTATTTCTTCCCGCGCGTGAGACACGCCTGAGGGACGCGGAAACCATCTTCCTTGCCACCGTACACGTACTTGTGTTTCGCCATGTCGTCCGCGTCGAAGACGAGCGGCGTGCCGATCACCTCCGTGATGTCGTTGCCCTGTCCCGACAAATCCTTCCACACGTTGTTGTCTTCATCCCACGAATCAGCCGTGAAATGTCCAACCAATCCATCGACGTCCTTGGGTTCGGTGCTCGGGGCGTCGTCCTCAACCTTTACCGCCTTCGCTTCGCCGCTCTCGGAAGATTCGTCCATCACAGCCGCCGCCGCCTGCGCCGCTTCGTCACCACCCTCGGCGGCGGCGTTCGCACCGGTCGAGAGTTGTTCTGGATCGGTCACCTCCGACAAATCCTGTGCCGGAGACTTGCTGGGCGATGACGCGTCGTCACCACCCATCATCATGATACCGATGACCGCGATGACGATGAGTAATACGAGACCTCCTATCAAAGCCGGGCTCATGTTCTAATTATCAACATGCAATATTTTATTTATCCCCGACCGGACAACACGTGCTCTCGTACCCCCATTTACCATCGACTTGGGTCCACTTGAGTTTGTTCGTCACCGTCCCTGGCATACACGCCGCCTGGACAGCGTGAGTGCTATCGGGCATGGACATGTCTTCTCTTCCATCTCCCTGGGCGACGTTGAACCTTTTCGAGCACGCCTGCGTTTCCAACTTATCGGCGGAGCATTGGTACTGGACACGGAACTGCGATCCGTCCGGGTTCAATTCAAACTCCCAATTTTGAAGACCGTTTCTACCACAATCGATGTCCATCGCCTTGGACAGACGCGTTTGCCAAGAACTACTTTCTTCCGTGGACGTCCACTGGGTCTTCTTCTTCGCCCCGGCACCACTGGAGGTGTTCACTTGACACCCTCCGTCGATACCCCAGTTCCCATTCGGAAGCCATTTGTTTTGGTTGGCGTCCCAGTAGTGATGCGAGATGAGTCGCGAGTTATTGTTCAATCCCTTGTCGCCACATTCGACCCCGAAACGACGGAGTGTCTTGATCGCGTCTTGGTTTGTCCAATTATCTTTGTAGTATCTCGACCATACGTTGTTGTGGACCCACACCCCCGTGTGCACACGTCGCGGAATTTTCCATTTCTTGTGCAACATGAGTTCAACCTTTTCGATTTCGTCTTCGCTCAATTCGCGATCGTAAAAGATGCACTCCCCGACGGACCAATTTGACGCCTGACCCCATCCGCGTCCCTGTCCCCAATTGATCGTCATTTGACTCGTGCGCTGTTCAGCGAGAGTGGTATTTCCCGTCTTCCGCATACCATTGGTCCACATCTTACTCTTTTGATCGGTGTGCAAGATCCACGCCGGGTTCCCATCGGTGTCCTTGTGGTGCACGGCACATTCCCAGTGTCCCACCCACCCGGTACCAGTGCGATGTCCGGTACCGACGACGCCGTGACACGGACCGTACCCGTGGAACCCGACCAAATAGTTCGCATCGACACCGTCGAAGAGACGGTTGTTATTTCCTGCATCCTTTAAACTCGTAAATCTCGCCACCGAAATGAACGTGTGCTTCTTGTTTCGCGTCATGCACTCCTTCGGAAATTTCAAGCCGTCTTCCTTCGTGCCTTGAATGAACATGTTCCCGTTCGAGTCGTCAGTCTTGAAAATCGTACCCAAAATCTCCGTGCAATCGTTCCCATTGCCAGACTTGTCCTTCCACACCTGTTCGTCCTCGTCGAATGAATCACCGGTGAACCAACCGACACATCCATCGATCGCCGTCGGATCGTCGACGGATGGTGCATCTTGAGAAACCTCCTGTTCGACCACCTCCTCTTCTTCTTCGAGTGCGGGGGCGTCTTCTTCGCCGACTTGGGGCTGGGGAACCTCCTGAGCCGCGGTGTCCGGGTTGTATTCGTCTTCAGTCATAGGACCGGGTGCGGGAGCGGACGAATCGCCACCGCCCATCATCACGACGGCGACGATGATGAGGATCAAAACGATCACCCCACCGACGATGGCAATCATAGTTATTGATATAAGTCACGAAAATATTTTTGATTACAAATCTTGGAGGTTACAGCATCTATATTTGTACTTGAGTTGTCCGTCCTCGTCGACCAACTCGATCTTCGTTACAGCCTGGGCGGGGGAATCGCACGCGATTGTTGCGCGATCGAGTGTCTCAAACATCGTACCCGATCCCTTTTGCCCGAGCGCGCGTTCCTTCGTGTAGCACGATTGCTTGTTGAGAGCGGCGTTGTGACACGAAAACTTGCTGCGAATGTTCTTGTCGCCGACGGCGTTGAACTCATACCCAGCGATCGCCTTGTCCTTGCAGTCCATGTTGATGAGTTTGGCGTATTGGTCCCACCACTCACCTTGGTCGGTCGACACGAGTTGTCCATTCTTGTCTTCGATGCCACCGTCTATCGCTTGGATGCAATCGCCTCTGAAATCGAAGTTGCCGTTCGGGTCGTTGTTTCCTCCACGGTGTCTGATCAAAAACGTGTTGTTCAACATGCCTTCGTCGCCACAGATGTGTCCAGTGTTCATGAGACCTTGGGGCTCGCGCGACCACGCCTGGGCGGTGTGCACCTTCGGTCGAATCTCACGGGAAATCATGTATTTCTTGAAAAGGTACGTCTCGATCTTTTTGTATTCAGACGCCGGGAGTTCGCCACGGAAAAACATGACCTCAGCGACCGCCCAGTCGGATTTTTCATTGGTGTTCCCGTAGTTGATGGACATCTGTCTCGGAATTTGTCCTCTGTGGTTGGTCAATCCTGATCGTCGAATCCCATTTCGTCGAAGGAGCCCCTTCATGTCGGTGTGAACGATGAACTTTTGACTCTCCTTGTCGTGGTCGCTCGGGTGACCGTTCCAGGCGATCCAATACGACCCGTCGCGGTGCGCACCGCCCGTCCACCCGGCGTGGAATCCACTGAAAAAGTTACCCCCGACACCGTCGAAGATGCGCCCGCGCGTGGAGCCGTTATATCTGGCGACGGTTATCATGGTGTACTTGCGACCCGTGGTCATGCATTCTTGCGGAAAGCGAATGCCTGCGTCGGAGCCGCCGATGAGGTACTTGTTGTTGTTGCTGAAATTGGACGAATCGGTGATGATCGACCCCTTTACATCGGTGGCGTCGTTCTTGGCGTCGGACAAGTCCTTCCAAATCTCGTTTTCTTCGTCCCAGCTGTCACCCGTGAACCACCCGACGAGTCCTTTGATTTTCTTCGGATCATCGACACTCGGTTCGTTCTCGGCGACCGGTTCCTCCACGGTCTCCGCACCTTCTGGGACGACGTCTTCGTTGCTGACCTGCGCCGCTTCGGTCATCGCTTCCGGAGACGCGTCCGCTTCCACACCTCCTTCCATCGCCGGACCCTCAGCCTGGGAAAGTTCTGGATCGTCTTCGGAGAAGATGTTGCGCAACATGTAACCCACGACGAGGAGGATCACTACTATCAGACCGATGATCTTAGGATCCATCGCGTCTCGTGTATTTTATAATGGATATTTTTTTTCTTGTCTCCATTCAAAGATGGGTCTGACGGTGAACCACACGAAAATGATCACCGAGTTCAATCTCGAGTTACCGAATTTCTACGCCTCGTTGAACGGACAATTACAAATCGTCAAACACTACGGTGCCGGGAAGGACGCGCTCAAGCCGCCGACGTATTTCGTCGTCGGAAACTTTGGCGTGTGGCCAAACAAAGTGGCGCGCGACGCGAACGTTCGCCCCTTGATGCTCGAGCGAGTTCACGCCGGTCCGTACGACGAAGCGCCGACTGGAAACGTGTACGATCTGGTGTACAACAAATACAAATCGCAATGGAGGTATTTCGTCGACGACAATTAAACGTGTCGATTGATTGAATAAAAAACATGATCTACGTGTACACGGACGGGTCGTGTGCACACAACGGCAAACCCAACGCCATCGCGGGAATAGGAATTTATTTCGGCGATGACGATCCTCGAAACGTGTCAAGACGCGTGGTCGGTAAACAGTCGAACAACACGGGCGAACTCGGCGCACTCATCCAAGCCCATGAAATTTTGTCCGAGGAGATTGCGCGCGGTGAACACGTGACCGTGTGCACGGACTCCACGTATGCGCTTCGGTGTGTTGGAGAATACGGTGACAAATGTGCCGCGAGCGGCTGGGTGAAGGACATACCCAACAAAGAAATGGTGCGTCGCGCGCACGAGATGTATAGGGCGACGCCGAACGTCGAGGTGTACAAAGTTCGCGCGCACACGGGAGGTAAGGATCCACACTCCATAGGTAACGATCACGCCGATCGGTTGGCGAACGAGGCGATAGGGGCTGGTAAGAAGAAGTCTCGCGCGTACCTGGACGTGCCATACGCCGACAAAGAATACGCCAAAGAACACGGCGCCAAATGGGATCCGAAGAAGAAAAAGTGGTGGGTCGACGCCGTGACATCACCCTTGAAACGATTCGTCGTCACACGCTCATCCCCGGAGACAGAGTCGTCGTCGTCGGTGCCGACATCCTCCTCTTCGTGACCGCATCTTTCCATTTCCCCATGATGCTCTGGATCGATTGCGCTTGCTCGATGTCTTTGATGACCGGAGAGAGACCGTTCGTGACCTCGGGTTTCGCTCGAGCGTCATCACCAAATTTCTTTTGGAACGCGATGATTGATTTACACGGCAGGTCGGGACTCTCGTCGAGAAGGCGATCGTAGTGTTCTCGAAATGAACGCACTAAATCGGCGACGCTCTTCTTCTGTCTGTGTGCTGGATCCAAAGTAAGTTCCATGTCTATCGCGCGGTACAATTTTGAATACGCGATCGAGGCGGTCGAGTGTTTCTCGGCGAGTGACGCACAATCACTAAATTTATTCAAACTCGTCATTATGCCTCCGAACACGTTGAGTGTGGCGAATGCGACTTGAACCCATCGAATGTTATCGGGCGTCTCACCATCGCCGGTGGGATTCATGAACGCGAAGCCCCCAACGCCGGTCACGGACGCAATGACTATACTCGGGTAGGAGAGCCAATCGCTTCTTGATTTCTGTAGCATGCGCGCGTGATTGTGTAACCACCGATACCCAGAGGCTTTCTCTTTCCATTCGCGCAGTAGCGCCTCGCTTTTTTTATCCCACTCTTCAGCCGTGGTGGTGGTGGTGACCATGACATATGATCATATTTTTTTGAAATATTCATATTTAAAAATTCTGGATACCTTTGCGTATTCGCCCACGCTAGTTTGAGCATGCAGACTCAATTTTACTAGAGACTTTTGTACATCCAATACTATGTGCTTCTAC